AGTCAGGAAAGCGTTGGGGGAGGGGTTTAGTCTTGCTCATCAGTTCACCACGCGCTTGCGGCAGAATTCTATGAAGGTGGGTGGGTCCATACGCTCAAAATCGTCGCCCTCTTTTCAAGATGCGGGAGAGGGGAAAGGTTCGATCTTTGGACGAGCCGGACATAGTTGCCGTCGTTCTCGGCAACAATGGTGGGGTTGGCTTCCGCCCACAGTGCGATGTAAGCCGCTTCGCGGCAGGTGTCAGAAATGTTGGAGCCCCCGAGAGGGTCGAGTTTGATCGTCATGGTGTGTTCCGTGTTAGGCGAGCAGGAGCCGCAATTCGTCGGGGGATAGAATCGTGACGCCGTAGTCGCGGGCCTTCTTGGTTTTGCCGGTCGTGGCGGAGGGATCGGACGTGACAAGGTAATTCAGCGTCTTGCCGACGCTGGATTTGACGACGCCCCCGGCATCGGCGATGGCCTGCTCGGCCTTCTTGTCTCGGAAATTCGTGAAGCAGAAGGTCTTGCCTTGAAGCGCCCCATCGGTCACAGGCTTCTTGAGTGTGATCCCAGCAGCAAGGAGATTGGCGATCTGCTTCTCACGAGCATGGAAGCCATTGAAGAACGCCTTTGCACGCTTCGCACCCATGCCGTCGATGGCGGAGAGGGTGCTCTCGTCGTAGCCCTCGCGTAGCTCCTGCAACGTCACGCTGTTGTCCCGGGTGATTGTCATGCACGTCGAACGCCCACACAGGGGGATGCCCATCGAGCCGAGAAACTCGGAGATCGAAAGCTCCATCCGAGCCTCCAGGTTCGCCTTCATTTTCTTGGCGGAGGAGAGCCCGAGCTTCTTCCCGCCGACCTCCATTGCCCCGAGCGCCTTTGGGTTCTGAACGACGGCGTACAGGTCGGAGATTTCGTTGACCCCGTTCTCGACCATCGCCTCGATGGCTTTGGATCCGATGTGCTTGATCCCGAGCTTCTCAACCCAACGGCGGATGGTGCCGACCCTCTGCGCCGAACACAACGAGCCGTTCGGACACACGAGGTACGCGCCCTCGCGCTCCGTGGGATAGTCGCAGCACGGGCACTTGTCAGGAATCGCAAAGGGCGTCCCTTTCCCGCCGAGGAGCGCACGCTCGATGTAGGGGATCACGTCGTTGCGTCGAGACACGACCACCTGATCACCCGGAGCCAGGAATTCCTTGCCCACGTCGTCAGCCAGATTCTCGATCTTGGCGATGTTGTGGAGGTTCGGGTTGGTGACGGTCACGCCCGCAAGGTTCACAGGCTCCACGATGGCGACCGGCGTGATCCGACCCGCCTTGCCGACCGACCACACGATATCGAGGATGGTCGTCACCGCCTCCATGTGGGGGAATTTCAGAGCGACCGCACCCTTGGGCTTACCACTCGACACCCCCAGAATGTCCATGTAGTCGGGGACGTTGTACTCGACCACGAGGCCATCGATCTCCCAATCGATCCTCTCGCGCTTCCCGCTGACGTACTCGTCGTAGACCTCTTGGATCTTCACGGCTCGACCTGGGACGACGGTCCAGAAGGGCGTCGTACACCCGAGCGCTTCCAGCAACTTGAACTCGGTGGCTTTGTCCTTGATCGTCTTGCCTCCGTCACGGAGGGCCCGATAGTGAAGCACGGTGAGGTACTTGCACTGACTCGGATCCGACTGCCGTTTGGCGATGCCACTCGCAGCGTTGCGAGGGTTCTTGTAGTCGGGGATCTGTTCGTGATCGGATCGGAACAGGACAATCTCGCCGCGTAGATGGCCTGAGAAATCGGCGAGTTCGTGTTGGACCCCCTTCATCAACTTCACGTTGCGCGTAATGTCGTCGCCCTCTTCGCCGTCACCACGCGTGATCGCCTGGACGAGCACACCATCCTCGTACCGAAGACTGATCGAGATGCCATCGCATTTCTCCGAGACGACGACCTCACCCTGATCGCGGAAGGTATTTTTCGCCGCCGTCTGTTCCACGCCACGGAGGTTGTTCGTGTACCAATCGAGGACTGCACCCTCGCGGTTGTGAAACCAAGCAGCGAGGGACTCGATATCCGTCACCTTGTCGAGCGAACCCATCGGAACGATGTGGGCGGCCTTCTCCCAACCACTCGACGCCTTCGCCCCCACGTGCTTCAGGAATTCATGCTTTGGTTCCGCCTCGCGTAGCTGGTCCTCCAGCGAATCGTACTCGGCGTCCGACATGATCGGGTCAGAATTGTAATAGGCGTCGGCTGCTTGGCGGAGCAGCGTGGCGATAGCTTCTACATCGGTAACGGTCATGGCTCTTTTCCAGTACGACGACGGGCCTTCACTCCGAAAGCCGGTCCACCTCTTCCAGCATCGTGTCGAGGTTCGTGACGCGCTCCACGATGCGCTTGAGGTCCTTGGGACTCACGAGCTTGGTCTCGATGTGCGGGTCTTTCCCGTACCTCCAAACGTGTTCCCATCGCCTCAGATCAGGGATCTTCGTTGGCACTCCTGACGCGCAAGGGTGGAACTTGCCGTCAGGGCACTTTGTCGTCCACCATCCGCGCTCCTGGCACTCGGCGCGGGCAAGCACCTTCACCTCGCGCATGAGCGTCACGAGGGCGTGTGCGACTCTGTGAGGGGCGACCCTTCGCCATGCGTTCAGAGAGGGGATGCGGAGAGCACGCACCTTCACGTCCTCCCCAAGCCAGTCCACCCAGGCGACGAGCCCAGCGTGTGCGGCCTCGCCTTCCACGATTGCCGCTCCCGGGCTGCACGAATCCAGCTTGATCGGGCTCAACGGGGGCATCCAAACCGTCGGCCCCTGCTCGGCAACGAATTGGTTGTCACGCTCAAGAACACGGCCCCACCTGCGACGGTAGCTGTTGATCGCCCCTACGACGAGGACACGTTGGTGCCCGGCGCACAGCACGGGGGAGTCGTCCATCCACGGCCCGCTGGTCATTTGGATTCAGCTTCCTTGAGCCGGCGGTTGAATTCGTCGGCATCGAACTGGCCCGCCTCGTCGTAGGCTTCCAGAAGCTCCTTTGCGAGCGCGCTTCGTTCTTCGGGGGCCGCTTGAAGCATGGCTTGGGCCGTCTTCTCGCCGACCGTCAGTATCTTCATGCGCTCCCGGTGGGCAAGGATCTCCTCCAACCCATGAAGGACGCCGACCACGCCGACGAGGATGACCATGAAGGAGCCGAAACCCATGGGGTCAATTACTCCTTCTCGGGGGCCTTTTGAGCTTCGCCAAGCCAAAGGGAACGCAGGTATCTGATCGCGGGCTTCTTACCCCACGCGTGGATCATGGTCGGACCCTTGGTCACGTCCTCGTCAGCAAACAAGGTGGTGCCATCAGGGAGGGAAGCACGCGACCAGTCGATGTTGATCACACGCTTGCGCCAACCGATCACAAGCTCGCCTTTCGTCTTCCCGTACTCTGCGAGTTGCACGACAAACCAGGGCCCGAAGAACAGATCATCGGAGTGATAGCCACTCGGGATCATCGCCATGCCCGTGTACGGGATCTCGGCTTCGTCCAGCAAGCCGATCATGTACTCGCGCTCCTCGTCAATGATGGCGAGGCGGTGGCAGCCCTTGTGTCGATGCAGGAAGCCCTCATGGTTCCGGGTCTGGTAGTACGACTCCAAGCTGCGAAGCGTTCTCCAGCCGACACCACAGCGATCACACGTCTCATCCTCCGGTGGAATCGTGCCCTCCATCGTGCACGTCATCATCCCCGGCTGCACCTTGCCCGTCGTTGCCCAGTCCATTACGTCGGTCATCTTGGGCTCTGCTTCATAGTCGCGGAAGTAGTGACCGTCCGCGGGGGCCCCTTCGGTAATCCGCATGAAGTTACCGCAGGTGTCAAGCCGATACCGACCGAGCAAGCACCACTCGCCCAGTCGCTCCTTGCGGTCGTAGCCCGCGGCTTGACGAGCCTTTTGGATCTCGCGCAGGCCAGAGACGCCCTCTTCCAGCTTCGCTTCCAGTCCCTCTCGTGAGTCGTACCAGGGGATCATGCTTGCTCTTGCTCCTGTCCGACGTGCCACTCGATTCCTGAGTGACCCTCGGCCCCCGGAATGGGGCCCTCGCCCTTGGCCCACGCCAACAGATCCTCGACCGAGACGTACCCATAGTGGTTACGCTGCTGATCTTGAGGGTTGAGCCAGTAAACGACCGGGTACTTCGTTGGCAACCCTGCGAAGTTCTCCGGTCCGCGGAGTCGTGCCGAGCAGGCGTAGTACGAGCAGCCCGCAGCCGCGAGCTTGGCCTTCACGCCGGTCTCGGCCTCCACGGCTTCCTCGGTCTCCGCGAGGCGGATCCATGCCCGATGCGCCTCAGCCATGTTCTCCTTCGCGTCCTCGGGAGCGCGTGAAACGATGCCAAGGATCAAACCGGAACGGCCAAAGGGGCTGTCGCCCCCCGCGAGCCAGATCGCAGCGTCCCCGTCAAGGAAGGCGGCATGAAGCTCCCGAAGGTACTCACGCCCCTCACCACGGGCGTAAACTCCGAAGGTGCCATCGGACCAACCCGAGACGAACGACTCGACCTTGTTCTTGTCCTTCGGGTCGTAGTCGTCGTCGCCCTTCCAGAGTTTGAGAGGCGTCAGGTCGCGGGGAAGGTCACGACCCTCTTCGTAGTAGGGGTAGTAGAGGAGGCAAGTGTGCCCCTCGCCTTCGATCAGGTGCAGGGCCTTGGGCGCCTGCGTCACCTGATACCGCTCGATGCCGACAGTGGTCTCGCGCTCCGCACCACCGAGCCCGAAGGCTTCGCGGAGTGGCCCGATGCCACATTCATGCTCGGCGCAGTAGTCCGCGCCGAGTGAGACCGCGATGAGTTTGCCCCCCTCGTCGGTCAGAAATCCCGGGCCCGCACAATCGCTTCCGTGTCCTCGTCGTAAACCCATCATGCTGCCTTTGCCTTCTGTTGTCCGTAGAATTTCTCGATCTCATCAATCATGTAGTCGCCCGCAGCAACGACGTTTCCCTCGTCCGTGCAGAACCGAGTCTGGTATGCCACCTCGGTGCGGTAGTTTGAGGGGTCCATCGAGAACGGAAGGTCGGCCCGCTCCACCTGCACAAACAGGCCGTCGGATCCTCGGTCCTCGGCGAAGTACAGAAGTAGAGCGTCCTGCTCGGGCATAAGCTCGTTCTCGTGCCGGACCTCCAAACAGTAGCCACGCTCTCGCCCGTTGTAGTACGCCCAGGACCGGATGTAGAGGGCAGCATCCGCGAAGGATTCCTCTCCCCCGACGAGTCGGCCTGTGCGTGCATCGGAAGAGACTCGTACTCCGGCGACCCTGGTCTTGGGATGTTACCCACGCTAGCTGAGCCCTGCGCTCGTGTATGGGGTTGCCTCTCTCCTGCGGGCCTGTCCTCTGGGCTTGGGCCGACTTCCGCTTTAATCTTCGTCATCTCGTTGCCCATCCTTTATCCGTCAGCACGGCCTTGACGTGCTTCAACTTGACCATGGCAGTTTTCCCGTCGTCTTTCCTGATCTCTAACCCGATCTCCGTAGGGTGAGTCGGATGATCACCGCGGACGCCGACGACTACACCTTCGACCGCGACAAGGGTCGCGCCCAACTTTAACTGCATGCCGGACAGACAAGCCAATTGCGCATCGAACCACTCCGCTCGCACCCGCATCCCTGGCTTCACGAACACGTCAATCGCCATCCTTGGCCCCTTGGATTTCTTTGAACTTGGAAACACCTGGATAGGCGCCAGTGCGCCATAGCCCAAGATCACGACGTGCGGCGACCTCGTTCTCGATGCGCTGTAATTCGCACAGTGCAATCACACGCATACCTGCGTCAGTGTGCCTCCTGTACTCCCCGCGCCAGTGTTCTTGTGTATCCATCAGGGTGGCCTCGTTGGCGGTAGTGATGTCAACGGCTTCCATGGTTTTCCCTCGCGTATCTCTGGTCAGAAATGCTTTCCATGGGGATGGTTTGATGAGGACTGCACCAACAATCCACCTGAACGGCAGTAGTAATCTCGTGCATTCGGGACAGGCATGGACTCGATGGCTTCGCGGACTCCCCGAGCACAGATTCGCAGACACCTGTCACAGACCCAGTGCTCCAGATCCTCGTAGTCAGGGATCGTGATCCCCAGAGCCTTCGCGGCTCCCAACGCTGACACCCGATGGACACTGTTCCCACTGCGAACAGGTAGGCCAACGTCGCTTTCGCTTGCCAGCTAATTCCCATGCTCAGATCGATTGTTGACATTTAGGTCTCCGGTTCAAAAAGGTGGCTCGGGATCGAGCCCACTGGGATGAGTGCCAGCCACAGGCTGCTGAGAATTTTGCTGGGCTGCGCCGTGACCAGGACCATTCCGTCGGCCCTCTCCACGAGCCCGAAGGACCAAGTGTCGTGGTCGGTGAGCGCGCGCAAGCGGATCGCATCGACCACGGCGGCGTTCGGCTTCACCCGGATGTAGCGGGCTTCCGCTTTGAGGCGATGCCCGCTGCAAAAGGATCCGATCACGGAACTCCCGGGGAGCGACACGTGGTCGGCGGAAAAGGGGTCCTCGTTGTGCCCGTCCACGCCCTCGATGGCATCAAACAGGTCGCCCATGCTGGCCGCCTCGGGGAAAGATACTTCTCGGTGTTGCATCTCAGCCCGCCTCCACGATCGCGTTGATCTGAGCCCACAGGTCGTCACACAGACCGGGGACGCACACCGCCTCGCTGAATGCTGCGTGCTCCTTGCGGTACATCGACAGCAGATCGTCATTCCGACTGGCGACGCACGCTTTGAGGTTGGCCAGACGGTCGGCCGCCTTGACGACGAGACCGATGATGACCCCGTTGCGGTCACGGTCGAGGCTGGCGATCTTGGCGTAGGTCGCCGCCTTCCGCTCCTTCCGATTCTTGCCCGGCTCGTCGGTGCAAAGCCCGACGGCATCCGCGATGTGCTCGCCGTACATTTCCTCGATCTGATCGAGGGTCACGTCGGTGTCCTCCACAACATCGTGGAGATACGCGGCGCTCACCGCCACCTCCATCCCGGGAGCGCCCATGTTGACCAAGGCGGTCGCATTGGCTTTGAATTGCTGGAGCACGATGCCCGCCACGGCGTCAAGATGGATGCTGTAGGGCTGGTCGCCGTACATTTGCCCTGTGTGGGCATCGAGCGCGAAGGTCCGTGCGGGGATCACCATGCTCCTACTTACGCCAGCGGCGCCTGTGCCGAAACCAAACCCGCCCGAACCGCGTGTACGAAGCTCTTAGAGCCCCGATCCGTTGCGGTGGCGAGCCCAATTCGACCATCGTCGGTGAAATCGATCTCAACGAGACGCTCTCGCACAAGCTCCCGGCCCACATCGGTCAGGCGCGTAAAGCGCGAAACCCCTCCCGAAACCATGAGAGCGACCAGTCGAGCCCGCGCGGCATCCGAGAGAAGACGAGGGTTTCGGATCGTCCGGCGTCTCGGGGCGACCCCAGGGTCCACGCGGGTCCCGCCGCAACGGAAGCAGATTCCGCTCTGAACGTGTCGAAACTCCGGCTTGAAGCCGTTTCCCCCGCACCGTCGGCATGGTTCCTTCATGCTACTGGAACGACGTGCAGCATCGGATCGAAACTCCGGCTATAGAACGCCTTGGATGTGAATCTGCGCAATTCCATTGTCAGGCTGGCGTATGAGAAGCCCGAGCTTCGGGACGCGCTTCTCCCCCTTATCCGTGAAGCACGGGCTCCAGGGACACCTGACGTGTCGATGCGACCTCCGGTCGGCGTCGCCGCAGCGGTCCACTCGGGTCGTCTCGACCCGAAGGCGCTGCTCGCCTGGAAACTCGTGGTCGAAAAGCTGGGAGATCACTTCAGCTACGGTGCCGGCGTCTCGTACTGGCGGAACAAGTGCGCCAAGCTCGGGATCGACCTGGACGAAGGGTTCCTGACTGGCATGGGCGGCAAGGGGGTCTCCAAAGGATTCCCGATCAAGGGCGGTGATGCGATCGAGGAGTGGGTTCGCGCCCGTCTCAAATCCGAGGGTCTGATCGCCGCGGTTGGTCGCTCGGCCATCGAGGCTGAGATGGTCTGCTCGTCGTTGCAAGACAAGATCGAGGAAGCCAAGGAGAAGATCGCCAAGCACAAGGCTGGCATCGCCGAAGGCTCCCGCGTCAAGCAGCGTGAAAAGTGGCTGGCGAAGGCGGAGACGGATCTGGATCAACTGCTGAAGGAGATCGAGGAGGTCAAGGGCTCCGTCCAAGAGGTCCAAGAGGCCGCTGCCCGGCACGAGACCCACAAGGCTCCCTCCATCGCGTTTGAGGAGCGCTTCCAAGCTCTCCTCAAAGAAGCTCTGCGGGACCTGTCCCAACAGGAGATCACGCAGAAGGTTCTCATGCAGCTTGCACAGTTCAACACCTCGGTCGAGGCGGCCCCAATGGCCGTCGCAGGCTCCAAGACGGCGGGCATGTTGTCCTCGCTGTGGAACAAGATCGTCCGCGCTACGGCTTCCTTCAAGACTTGGGCCCGAGACCTTCTCGGTATCTCCAAGGACATGAACAAGCTGCTCGATCAGGCCAAAGCCGCCTAGCCTTCAAACATCCCGGCAAAGGGATCCGGCTGTTCCTCCGGCTCAACGTCGGCGTCGATCTCAGCCGACCACGGGCGACGTTCACACGACTCCCAGTAATGCGCACGCGCACTGGCGATCTTGACGTGGTGCTCGTCAAGGTCGATGCCCATGAAGCTGTGGTTCGTCGCTATGCAGGCGAGCCCGGTGGTCCCGCTGTTCCCACACCAAGTAGTGCGTCCGTTGCGACGAACATAGAGGGTGTGGTTCGGGACCGTCACGCAAAATACCTCGCCATCATAAAGCTCGGTGGTGAGGTGTTTATCTGGCAACACCTTTCGATGTGCCGATCGGGTAACGCAAATGTTGAAGCATTCAGTCGTTCCTCGCACCCTTCGCCCATCACTCATCACTGAGTCTTTGGGGTCCAAGACGCGCAACGTGGAACCGAAGCCCAGCTTGACGCAAAGCTCTTGAAAACCCCCCGCCAGCCGAGGACTAACCGTCCAATACTGCACCTGCTCATGCTTCTTGTGGACGTGCCCATCACCCAGCACCATCGCGTCGAATAAGGCATCCAGATGCTTGTTCGACAACACCGTTGCGCTCAGAAACTTGTTGTACTTTGATTCGCCGCAATGCTGGTAAATGAGCCCGTAAAGACTCCAAGGAACCCTGATGGAGATACGGCGCTCGCCTTTCGTCGTCGGGTCAAAAGGAGCCAACCACTCCATGATTTGGTCCCAATTCTCCCCCTGATTCTGCGTCACGATCACGTTCGGGTAGCGCCGATCACTGTCAAGATACCCCTCTGAGACGTAAAGCCCCAAGAGGTACATCGTGGCACGATCAAACAGGTCGTGCTCAGGCTTGTACTGGCCTCCCGATGGAATTCGGTAAACCGATCTGTCCAAAGCGTCCGCCCGCACCATGCGGGGCTCCCTGCCTGCGTTAAAATCGGCATGAGTAAGCCCCCACATGTTGTGGTTGGGCGTGACAAGGAGATCCGTGCTCCGGCTTTTTACACGCACCATTTCGCCGCAGTAGGCATAGCGGTGTAAGTCCGTAGGTAGCTGATACTCGATTTTGCCCGATCCACATCGAGTTAGGAACCAGTCCCCGAACCCCACAGCGGAGAATGGTTTCCACCCTGTCCGCGTCAGTACCTCCGTCTGGTCGTCATAACACCCCATGAAGGGGTCAAGCACTGTCGCCCCCTCGGGCACGTCAGCCATGAGCCGCTCCATGAGCGCCTTTGGTTTTAGCGTTGGATGGTCATTTTGCACGGTGATGATCTTGTTGAGCTTCACGGTGTCGAAGCGGTCCCGAAACTCCTTGGGGATCTCAGCCTTCGCAACCCCTTCATCAGCAAGGGCCTCAAGAATCTCGGAGTCGAGAATCTCGGCCAGGGCATCGGCGAGGTCGTCCAGGTCCGTGTCCTCTCGGGGGTAGCACCAGTCGATCTGGACCTCCTTCTTGATCGGAGCGATGCCTGCGTTCCGCTCTCGCGTGCTGGCCTTGGCGACGTAGTGGATACGCCCTGGCTCTTGCACAAGCAAGATGGAGTCGCGGATCTCAAACCCCCGGTCCTCCAGGGCACAGGTGTTCGTGTGCCCTGTCTGCTGCTCGTCGGGTGCAATCATGGCAACGTGAGCCCCAGGTCGAAGCACGCGCCAGATCTGATCGAGTGTGTCGCTGCCGCTGAACTCGTCAGCCTTCGTACCGATGACAACGACCCCGTGAAGTTGGGCATCCTCGTACTCCGCCCAGTTGACGGCCGACACGTCCGGCACGATCAAGACCTCACCATCGGGAGGGGTGATCATCTTTTCCAAGTAGTCGATCAATTCCTGCGGTAGCTCGCCCGTGCTCGTTTCCTGTATCTGCTTGAAATAGCGAGTGGCCTCGCCCGCGTCTGCATAGGACCGAGACAAAACACCGTCAATCGGGATCGAGGCAGGCCCGTGCTTGGCCCCGACCTTGCGGCTCCCCTTGATGTAGTGTCCCGAGGAGCGGCCCTGCACCTTGAAAGTTTCCGTCCCACACCCTCGCGCGCAATCCCACACGGTTACATGCTCGTCGGGTTTTTTCTCACTCTCGTACTCGTGACCCGCCCCTCCGCCGAAGGGCTTGGCCCCGTCAGACCAGCGGTTGATCGTGTACCCCGGCACCATAGTGGTGCCACCCTGTTTGCAACCGGGATGGTGGGCGAGGACGAGGTTCGATGGCCAGCGGCCGTTGTCGGACCCCACACGGGTCGCGCCCACATTGAACGCCCCGCACCCGTGCTCAGTCACGTTTTGCACAACCGTACTGACTAACGGCTTACGACCAAGGGTTATGGCTCTCACCCTGGCTTCCTCCCGACCAAAACAGGCTCCCAGGCTGGCTTAAGGGCGGTGCCATGCCCCTCCCAGACCTCGGCCGCAGGGGACTCGATCTTCCGCAGGGCCTTCGCAACGTTGAGAGATTTCGGGTAGCCGCTGCCATAGGTCCATGCTTCCAGGTGGGTGCCCACGCCCTCAAAGCCGGCAACCTCCAGAGCGACGGCAAGACGATGAAAGGTCCGCGTCCCCCCGAACGCCTTGATCACGCCGGTCGGCTTGAGCACCCGAAACACTTCGGCCCAAACCTCGGGGTCGTAGGTGACGCCGCTGCCGTCCCAATTTTGGCCCAGGAAATTTAGCTCGTATGGGGGATCGCAAATTACAACGTCGATCGAGTTATCGGGGATCGACGCGAGCACCTCACGGCAGTCACCCGTCCGCAAGACGATCTGAGTCACCCGAGCGCCTCGGGCGTACAGGTATCGCAATGGCAGAACACGCGTCTGAAAGCTGCCACGTAGATGAGCCTGCCCCCGCACTCGCAGTGCTTCGGCAGTTTTCGTTTCTTGCGCTCACTCTCGGTCATAGCTCGTCCAGTAGATCAATCTGATTGCCGAGGGCCTCGTTCTGTTTGGCCCTGTCCCTCGCGTCAATCATCTCCACGCCCGAGTCATCGGTGAGGAGGCGGCGACAGTGAAACTCTACCCGGATCCCGAACCGTTCAAACGGGGCTTGGTCACGAGATTTGAGACACTGCATGAAGAACCTCCCCGCCGACCGAAGCTCATCATCGATCCACGAAGCGGTGATCACGTCCGAGGATTTCTCCGCCTCGTTCGCATAGGCCAAGTGCGTGGAGTTGTACTTGCCCTCGTTCTTCTCAGCGGCCCGGAAGCCGTCACGATTCATCTGGAACAGGCCCAGAACCGCGATGCCTTGCCCACGGTTGAAGCTCATCGCCATCTTCTTGATATCGCGGACAACCTCGTTGGTGCGCTCCGAGGTGGAGGACACCCACTTGCGAGGAGCCAACAGCCCCATGTGATCGAACACGATCATCGCAAAGGGGTTCTTGGCGTATAGGATCTCGGCTCGGGACCGCGCATCGGGCACGGTGAAATCGGCCTTGTCGGGGTCTGCAACTTCGACCTGCACCTCACCGTACTCGCCCGTCGCCGCGCCCTCCTTGAGATCCGGTTCCACGTAGTCGAACAGGAATTGCTTCTCGTGTTTCTCAAGCTGCGCGTACTTGATCTTCTGGTAGTCGAGCCCCTTGTCGTAGTGGACCGGACTGCCATCGCTCATCTTGGAGGATGCTGGCTGGATTTTGAGCTTGATCCGAATCTCGCGGAATTTCTCGTGGAAGCTGTGCATCGCCCACAGGATGTTCTGCACCTGCTCCCACGGCATCTCCAGCGAGAAGTAGAGGGAGTCCGTCATGTAGTAGACGGCTTGCGTGTAGCACCATGCCATTGCAAGACTCGATTTCATGTGGCCGGTGTATGCGGCGTGCGTCCAAAGCTCGCCCTTCTTCAGCCCGCCCATCGAATCGTCAAGCTGCCGGATGCCACTGAATTGGCCGCGCCCGTACTGCGGGTCGGCTTCGATCCTCGCGTAGCGTTCCTTGAAGGTCTCTGTCGCACCGAGCACACCACCGCTGAGCCGTGACCCGAGCGTCGGCGCTACAATGTCGTGCGACTTTTCCATCAGGTAGCGCATCGCATCGACGGCACCCAAGAGCTTCTTGCTCTCCTTCTGGCCTGGAATCTTCTCCTCGTAGCCTGTCTCCGTGATCTCGGCGGCCGTCTTGAGGTGCTGACGGACCAATCGGATCTTCCGGTCCTCGCTTTTCTCCTCCAGGTGGCGGAGGAAATCGCCACGGGTGCGCGACGGGAAGGCGGAAAGCTCCTCCAGCCGATCTACGACCTCCATCTCCTTGACCCGCTCAAAGTGAGCGCGGAGCGTGGTGAGGGTCGGGACGTGATTATGGGTCAAGAAGAATTCTTGAACCCACGTCCACACGAGGTTGTCCTCGGTCGTCTCAAACCCGAGGCCCGACTGCGCGAGGGCAAGGTAATTCTGCTGAAACAGATCAGCGTTTTCCTCTGGCTTGCAGAGGAAGGTAGAGCGGAGGAGCGTCTTCACCGCTTCTTGCCCCGCTTATTCTCAGGCTGCCACTCGTCAGCAGGTTCCACGAGGTCTTCGGTTGTCGTAGAGCCGCGATGGGCCCCATGAAGATCGGACAGGCGGGCTTTGAATTTGCCGGGCGCCCTCGTGGGTGTCGGAGGCTGCACCGCGCCCCCGGGTTCCGCACCCTTGCGCTCAACAGTCGGGGTGAAATTCTCCAGAATCTCATCAGGGTCTTGGACCCTCGTGCGCGATAGGTCGAGCGTGACGTGATTCCAGGCGTCCAGCCAGTCCTTGTTCTCAGCCGAGTAGAACAGGTGGTGGGTCTCCGTCACGATCTGATTTGGTTGGTCTACGACCCACGTCGGCTTCCCCGCGAAATCGCGGAGCTTCAGTGTCTCGCGCAATAGCTCGGGCGAGGCCACGTTGCGGCTGTTCTTGACCCCCATGAGCAGGATCAGAAGCTCAGGTGGGATCACCATCTCGGGGATGCTCGGGTACTCAGAGAGGGGGGTGTCTCGCACATTCACGTCGTAGATTTCGGCGCCCTTCGCTTTGGCTGTAAAGAACCACGCCTCAAACAAGGACACGTCGGCATGCACCCTCGCACCCCAAAAGGCTCCCTGGCGCACAGCCGTGTGTCGAAGGTGCATTTTGAAGATGGGCTCTGACGCGGTGACGTACAGGTTGCGGTTCGCGTAGTCTTGCAACGGGGAGCGCGACCCTTCGGGTAGTCGGCCGACGCGGTTCAGGTCGAACTGCGGCCAGATCTTCGCCACGTTCGCCTTCACGTCCTTGAACTTCACGCAGTCGCAGCGTTTCGCTGTAGGCGTGCCGTTCGCGCCAGACGAGACGATGGCGCCGCGCCCCAAGCACAACTGGCAGTCAAACTTGCCGTCGCCAGGGAGCAACAACAACTCCTCGTAGACCTGGGACTCGATCTTCTTCTTGAACTCAGGCCGCTCCGCTTTGAGCCGAGCCCACACGTCGCCACGGACCTCACCGATCTGGCCGGGCATGACCACGGCGTCGGCAACCCGAAGGGGCTCGTCGCTGTTGTTTTTGATTTTCATCCGTTGAGCCAGGTGAGGGCGTCTTGCTTCATCGCCTCAAAAATGTCCGAAATGTCGTTCTCGGCGGCGACGATCGTTTCGTCATCCTCACCCTTGATCCGCTTGCCCATGACCGCCTCGATCAGCTTCATCTTCTTCTTGAGGACGGCGATCACCTTCTCGTCAATCGATCCCTTGGCGGCGAGGTGGATGGCATAACAGCGGTCATGCTCCGACCCGATACGGATCATGCGGCCGAGGATCTGAAGGTAGTTACCCGCCGACCACGGGCTGTCGTAGAAGATGATCGCCTTGGCGCTCTGGAGGTTGATCGCCTCGGAGGCGGCGTCGGTGATCAACGCGACCCGCGCCTCGTTCTTCGGGTTCTGGAACGCCTCCATCGCGTCCAACCGCTCCTGGTCCTTCTCCTTGCCTGTGATCCGAACCGTCTTGACGCCCTTCTTCTCCAAGATGGGCTGCATGAGGTCCACCATCTTGCGGAAACGCGAGTAGACGATCACGTTCTCCTCCTCAAAATCTCCGCTGGTGAGGAGGTCGATGAGCGTATCGAGCTTTTCGCTGCCTCCTTCGCAGTCGATCAACTCGGGGTGATCCACGATCTGCTGACAATAGATGAGAGCAGTGAGCTTGGTCGTCTCCTTCTCCTCGCCGGTCTTGTCGATCTCCAACAGGCCCGCAATAGCCTCCGCGTACTTGAGCTTCTGCGGCCTTGTGAGGCCCACCTTCCGGTGCTTGATCGTCAACGGCGGAAGCTCCTTCGCCACCTCGTGCTTGGGGCGCCCCAAGTAGTACGGGTCGATCAACTCCTTAAATTCAGGGATGGCCCACGGGTGGTAGCCGACGATGATCGGGATCTGGCGGTTGCCCTTGATCCGTTGGAGCCGGGTGACGCAGTAGCGGTTAATGAATTTGTTCCGGCTTGTGCCCAACAGACCCGGCACGATCACGGAGTAGATGCCGTAGCCCTCCAGCAAGTGATTCTTGATCAGCGTCGCCGTCAACGCCCACACGCGGCCTGTGTGCCACTCCCCCGTTTCGCGGTCGAGGCCGGCAGCCTTCTCGGACATGTGCCGGGCCACCTTGTAAATCTGCGTCTTGGGATTCTTGAACGCGGTCGCTTCATCAAAGATGACGATGTAGTCGGACCAGTCTTGGACCTGGGAAATGTCCTGGCGGGCCGACGCGTATCCCATGACCAAGACGGTCGGGCCTTCCGATGCCTCAAATTCCTCGTAGGCTGCCGTGCGCTTCTTCGGCGATCCGATGCACTGGACCACCGTGATCATCTCGATGTTGCAGAATTTGTCGAATTCCTTGCACCACTGACCGACGGCCGATTTGTTCGTCAAGATGATGACCTTCTGCTCGGGCTGCTTCTCCCAGATGAAACAGAGCGCGGTGATCGCTTGAAGTGTTTTTCCCAGCCCACAGTCGTCGCCGAGCAGGAATCGGTTCATGGCGAACAGATGCAGGATGCCCTGCACCTGATAGTAGCGGTGGGAGAGCGGGTGCTCGGACCCATCGAAGCCTGTGAAGGTCTTCTTGAGGAAGGGGGAGGCACGGATCGTCAGATCGGTATCCGTGCGATAGCCCTTGAGCTTCTCGTAGGTCGCCTTGAGCGCGTCGTCCATGCACTTCCCTTACCCCGGCCACCGGGTTTTGGAACGCCTATATGATGAAACCGAGGACAGACAGCACAAGGCCCCCGTTTGGGGACCCGATGCGCTTCTCGGTCAGCAGGTACTCAAGGTAGCGGCTGATCTTGGAAACAGCTTGTTGCGCATCCGGTGTGCTGTCGTTCGGAAGCCGTAGAGTGTCCGCGTGCTTCCGCGCCACCGGCCAACCCGCCTTGATGTAGTGTTTCTGCAAAAGAGGGATGAGGTTGCGCTTACTCCAGTCAGCGAGATCGGACAACACCATGTCCTGTGCGAGATCGTTGGTGGACGGCTCCATGACCTCGTAGGGGACAGTGACCCCTGCCTTGGTCAGAATCCGAGCGGCAAGGAGAAGAACACCCTTGTCTGAGGCCACGATAGAGGGCCACAAGTGCGGACGCCCAAGCAGCCAGCGTGTGTATTTCGGATCGATCCCCGCATCTTTCGACGCCTTGTCGATCTGCCGTTCGATGAGGGGCGCGGTGTCAAGTACCCGAGGCATGTAGAGACGAAACAACTCACGCGCTCCGTCGTTCATCGCCGCCATCATCTGCGCCCGAAGGTCAATGGGGAGCTTCAGGGCAGGGTTTGCCATCGCGTTCTTGTCGGTCATCTTCAGCCCTTTGGAGTAAGATCGAGGACGGCTCGTCCAGGCCCATCAATTGTGAGGGCCGCGCCGGTAGCTGTCTTGGTCGAGTACACCTGCCCAGAGCAGACTATAGCCAAATTCTGCCCTGGGACGACGATGTGGCCAATAGCGCGGTCCTGGGGCTTCGGCTGAGTCGTCCCCATCTCAGCGAGCCGCACGGCGGCATCGGTCAAAGGCATCGAATCCAATCCCAGACGCTTCAGTCCGGTCAGGCTACGGTGCGCCAATTGGCCGTCGATGGGGCCGACGTTAACACCGACACGGTGAAGCTGTGCCTGGACAAAGCGCTCCGTCGCCCGATCGCCCTTCCACGTCCCCACATCGGCCTGAGCAGCAGCGCACATCGAGGGCCACGCCTCCTCGCCCCGACCCTCGCCCATGAGGTGATCGTAGAGGATCTGCCACGGTCCGAGACAGTGGAAGATGGACTCCCCAAGCGTGAGGATCGGATAGCGCTGTTGTGGGGTGAACCCACAGGGGATGGCGAGAGCCCAGAGCACGGCGAGAGCGTGCATCGCTTCCTTCTCCTTCTCGACCTCGGGCTCATCGAATTCAAGGACGAGGTTCACCCAACGTCCCGTGTGCTTCATCGACCATTCGGAGAAGCGCTCCCTCCATTGCAGGTCGTCCACGCCGCCGAGGGGGACGGTTTTCACGAGCAAGCGGAGGTTGCCGCGGTCGGCACAGCGCATCTCAAGCTGACGAAGGGCCTCTGCGGTGTCCGCCGTGATCGAACCTCCGCGTGCATGGACTAGGCTGAGTCTCTTCATCGGTTCTACTTACTCGTAATGGCGACCTCTACGGTCAACAATGTCGAGGCCGCGGACGCGGCGACCTCAATTGTGGAGCGGACAACGCGCAAAGGGTCGGCCAAAAGTGGCTTCTCTAGCAGATCTCGGATGGTTCCGGCCACAGCATCGTATCCGAGCCAGTACGAGCCATCTCCCGCCTCTCTCAGCGCGTTCAGGACCACGGCCGGCTCCTCGCCCGCGTTGGAGACGAGCGCCCTCACGGGCTCCCTGAGCGCCTTGACGACGACCCTCTCGCCCTGCCCGAAATCGCCATCTGAGAACCCGATCTCCTCCAGCACCTCCGCCGCCGCGAGGTACGCCATTCCCGCGCCGGGAACCACGCCCTCGTCCAATGCAGCGCGAACCGCGTGCAACGCATCCTCGATCCGCCCACGGCGCTCCTTGGCCGCTGCCTCGGTCACTCCGCCAACACGGAGGACACAAAACCCATCGGCGAGCTTTGCGATCCGTTCGGACAGCCGATCTCGGTCATGGTTGTGCTCGGTTCGGTCACGTCGGACCTCCAACGTTCGGATCCGATCTTGGATCGCAGGGAGGGCGTCATCGAAAGCGACAAGCGTGCTCTTGTGTGCGCCAACCCGAACCTGCTGCAACGACCCGAGCCATGCCGACTCAAACTTGGCCAAGGACATGCCGGCGTTCGTGTCCACGACGACCGCTTGGCTGAGCGCGGCAATGTCTTGGAGGTGGTCCATCTGGAAAGGCCCCCTCCCCGGGCCCTTGATCGCGCAACATTTGAGCACGTCTTTCCCGTTGTTCGTCACCATCGTGGCGAGAGCTTCTCCGTAGACGCCTTCACACACGACGAGCAAAGGAAGGTTGCCAGGAACCTGCGACGCGGCTTCCATCATCGGAACGACCTCGCTGAATTTCATCAGGGGTTCCGCAACGACGGCGACGAGACACACGTCCGCTTTCCACTCGTCCCCGAATTCCATCGACACCCACCCTTGACTGATCTCGACCCCGTGCTTCGACACAAGCTCAATGCCTACGCCCTTGCCGTCCTCGATCACGATCATCCCCTTCGACCCGACAAGCATGGTCGCCTCGGCCAACGCGTCAGCAATCTCCACGTCTCGCTTGGTCGTGTGAAGTGCCACCTGCTGAAGCGTGTCCTCATCTTCCACAGGCACCACAAGCTGCCCTACTACCTCCGACGCGATAGCTGCCGCGTGCTGCATCCCCTTGGCAAGCTCACCGGGGTCCGCACCGGCCGTGATCCGTTTATGCCCCTCGTTGATCATCGCGCCTGCGAGCAAGGCCGCGGTGGACGTACCGTCCCCGACCTCTTCATTGACGGTGATGCACGCACGTCGGAGCATCTGCGCTCCGAGGCGTGCGACGGGGTTCGCCGGACTGACCTCGCACGCAACCGTAACGCCATCTCGTGTCGCTAGCATCCCGAAGGATCGGTCGAGCATGACGACCCCGCCGGTCGGCCCGTAAGTGACACGGACGACCCGCGATAATTCTCGCGCACCTCGGACTAGACGTTCTCGCGCCTCCGCTCCAGTAGCGATCTTAGAGGAGCTTGACGTGCCGCGCCGCAATCGCTTCACCTTGGGATTCTACCCGAGTAGCAGCATCTTGCGCCTGGTTCATGGGAGTGTCTCAACTTCTCCCAGGCGGTAGCCGATAACGCGCCCCTTACGGTCCTTCACCTTTTCGCCGGGCCTTTCGTTGTACATGGCCTCGGCCCCTGCGTCGTCAAAGTGCATGATCGGCTTGCCCTCGCCAGACCATGCGGTCCAGCCATCGCTCTCTTGACGGGTGATGTATCGAATTCGATCATACGGGTCTACAGGCGCGTCTGAATTCGGTGGAGGGCCTACGAGAGTCCCCTTCCAGGCGGCCTCCCGTTTGAGGCTGGAGCGGGTCACGCTGGAGACAACCTCTGCCGACGGGGGTTCCCCGAAGGCATAGCCGTCACGGATCGCGCAGTCGAGGGACTCGTTGACCTCATCGAGCGGGCGTTCGATGAAGATGGATGGCGGATGCTCGCGTATGTGCCCCTCACGCAGTGTGGCGGTCCAGCCCGGGAGCACGATGGACTCCTTGGGCGTCACGATGGCCCAGAGAAAATGCCCGTTCTGGTGGAGAAATACACCCCACCCCGGGTCCAACACACTCAAGGGGGTTCCGCGGGCTGCCGTCAGGGCCTCTACATTGCGGACGTACACGGCTTCCCTTACGCCAAAGGCGCTTGGAAACGTGCAAGCTCCTCGATTGTGAGCTTCGGAGGCGAAACTCCGGGCTCGACCTCGACCTTGGTCGGGGTCAGGGCGTCCGAAACCTCGCGCCAGTCAATGCCAGCCTTGTGCGCGCTCTCGCGGAGCTTGCGATCGAATCCCACATCCGCGGTCTCAAAATAGATCTCGTTGGTGCAGGAGGTGTCGGCCTCGTAACACTGGATGGTGATCGATTCCACGTCGTGCAGCATGTGAAGCAAGGCTCCGGCCTTCTTCCTCGCCGTCTCCGCATCCCAGGCGTACTCACGAGTGCTGTGTAGGCCCTTCCCAGGCGGGCGGTACTTCGCCACCACCTCGTAATAGCGTGGGGCGACAGCGTACTCAACACGGCGGCCGTTGCGGACACGACGGATGAAACCAACGAGCTTGCCGAGCGGTTTATCCTCGCAGTCGTACCAGTGGTACGCATCCGCCGGCCACTCGTAGACGTGCGCGCGGTCCTCAAATTTATCGCCAAGGGCGACATAACCCGGCTTCACATCGAGGCTGTTCCAGCACTGCCGCGCGCGCTCAAGACGAGCCGAGGTCAGCGAGTCGTCAGGGTCGCGGGGAAGCCGTTGCAGGAACTTGAGAAGCGCGACCGGGGTGGCGATGCCGCCCATGCTGCACTGTTTGACCGTCTTGCGAACTGTGTAAATGTAGATCCCCATGTGTCCTCGCTATCGAGGACGTTGGCCGAGAGGCAATCGACACCGCGCGAATTGCGGAAGGCCGCCCCCACTTCGGGAACGGCCTTCCTTGGCTAGCTACCGTGGTAGCTACTCGCTCTTTTCCTTCTTCGGCCCGAGGATGTGCTTTCCAAGCATCCCCCACAGACCCGAGGCGGCAGCACCGGCCATGACGCCTGCGAGCACACGCTCCATCGTGATCTCCCCGCCAGAGGCGAGGGTGTCCCCGACCACAGCGATAACGCCGAGCACCATCGAGACCCACGGGACCGCGGACGAAGGCACCTTGTCCATGACGCCGAACTTTCGGCCGGCTCCAAGCAGAAGCATGATGATCGCGGACACCATCAGAGCCCACTCGCCAGAGCGAGCGGCCGAGACAGCAGCTTCGACATGATCGCCGAGCTTCTCGTCTGCGGCTGCGCCGTCGGTGTCTCCACCATCGGTGCCATCGGTGCCACCTTCAGTACCAGCTTCTTCAGCCTTGGCTTCAGCCTTGGCTTCAGCCTTGGCTTCAGCCTTGGCTTCAGCCTTCTCCTCGGCCTTGGCCTCGGGTGCGGGGGCATCTGCCTTTGCATCGTCAGCAGCCGCGGCGGCGGGTGCAGTTCCAGCGTCGGGCGGTGCCGCGAGAGCCAGAGGTGCGGTGAATAGGAATGCCGCCACGAAGGCGATGAGGAACGAGAATCGTTTGGTCATTGGTTGTCTCCCCTGTTTTGCAGAATGGCGGCGACGAGAGTTGCCTTCGGATCGGAAGCCTTGATCTCCAACCGCTCTTGTTTTGCGTAGAGTGCAAGGGTGGATGCCGGGAGCCCGAATAGGTACTCACGGTCAAAAGAGTGGATTTCGACGCGCGCCTGTAGTGATCGTTTCGGTATAGGCCCAGGATTGACCGCGCCACGCGGCGAAATGGCCTCTGCACTGTAGATTTTGGGCTTTCCGAGCCTTGTGAGGCTGTTTCGGACTCTTCCGACCTGAGCCTCGGAAAGCCCCGGATCCCTTAGTGCCTCGACCAACTGTGCCTTGTATCGCACAAGATACGGCCGGCGAACCTTCATGTCGATGTGCTGTTGCGACAGGTGGTGCATCAGGTCAGATCCTACCCGCCGCGCGAGGTGAAACGGGCAGCCACCCGTTTGATCGAGGCGCGACGACCACGCATCCGGTCCCGTAGCATCCGCTTCGGGTGCCGGGGGTCATTTTGAGACGCGGCCACCCGTTCGTCCGCAGCTTCTCCAGCTTCTCGATACGGAGAGCAAGTTGAGTAAGGTCTCGCGGGGTCACAGGCTACTCGCTGTCGCGGCCCGGGAACGGGGCAAGAGGCACCGTTGCGGGGTCTGGGGTGACGCGTGTGCGCCCCTTCCACATGGGCTTGCCGTTGAGGCGGTAGCGGTCGGAGGCGGCTTCGCCTTCGCCGAAGCCCGTCGGGCTGATCACGCCGTCGAGGGTGACGCCGTTCTCGCGGGTGCGGCCGTCTCCCAAGATGCCCGTGGTGACGACGACCATCTGAAGCTCGTCACCTTCCGTGGTCACATCAGCAGTCGTGAAGGCGCGCTCGGTGAGGTTGCGAACGAGCAGAGCCTTGCATGCGAGCAGGCCGCCCTTGAGGACCGGGTTCAACGGTTTCTCCAGGGAGCCAGACACGTAGTCCACCGGACCACCGGGGTTGCGACCGCCGAGTACGAACAGGGAGCCGCCACCGCGGAACAGACGGAAGCGCTTGGAGCCTCCAGGGTTGAGATCCTCATCGAAGGCGCTGTACTGGAGGATGGCCCCGTCCCCCATGCCGATCAGATCGCCAGGGGCTCCGGCAAACCGGGTGAATTCCTCGCCACCACTCCGGGTGAGGGGCAGGAGGTTCTGGACCGGACGGATACCGCCGAGGGTGGTTTGGACCGCACTCGCATTGTCGCCGAGCGGGTTCTCCCCGATGAAGTCCGAGTCTTGGAAAAGGATGCCGAGCGGGAAGCGCTCGGTCATGCCCGTCAGATGGATCTGCGTCGTGCCGTTGCCACCATTGACAGGGAGGTCAAACCCACCAGCCAGGAAGCAGTCGGTGAAGGTCGCGTCAAGACCGACCTCGCCCGCCACAGGCTTGCGGAGGCTCATGTTCACCGTGTCGGTGATCGAGACGCGGATGCCGTTGCCTTCGGCACCGACGACCCGCGAGACGAGACGAATGACTTGATCGTCAATGTCATTCCGAGCGACCAAGGTGTCCGCGAGTCCGGTGCGGGCGGCGATCTTGTCGGTAAGCTCCTTGGCGATCACAACCTCATCGGGCGAGGACGCATCGAACTTGTCCTCGTCCACAGTCACACCGTTGTTGGCGATGAAAGACACGAGGTCGCCGTTGAGCTTCTTGATCGTCACCGTCGTAGCGTCGGCTGCGGGGAAGTACGTCATGGCCGTGCCATCGATCCGAAGGTCGATGAAGCCGCGGCTGGTGTTTTCCTTCTGGCCTTCACTGAAGGCACGAGCAAGAACCCGGTTGGCGGGTGAGCCAATCTCCAACGGAATGCGCGTCGCGCTGACAGGGTTGTCCTCGGTGTAGCCCACGTCGGTCACGGTGCCGGGGTACAGGCGTCCGCCGATGTTCCCGGTGCCGAGCGTCATGTAGAAGTCCAGCGACGCCATGACCTCAAAGGAACGCGCGTTCGGACGTTCGGGAATCTGCGCCCCTTCGCCGTCGTACTGCTGAATGTCGTCGCCCACGGCGAAGGCATCAGAGACAGCGATTTGACCGTAGCGGTGTTCGTAGTCGCTGTTCGTCCGCACGGAGCCCGCACGACTCATGTAAGGGTCGCCCTGATAGACGGTCCTGTTGTACGCGATGTAGACCCGAGAGGAGTCAGGGGCCGCGTGCGGGATCGTCATGCGGATGTTCTCAAGCTCGGGGTTATCCCCGTCCGCGATCGTGGCGCCCACGCCGTTGTGGCGACGAGCCATGACGAAGTTGTTCTTGTTGATGAAGCCTCGGGCGAACCCGAAGGCCGTAAACTCGACAACGTACTCCAGATCCGAGAACTCCTCGTCCGCGACATAGTTCGGAGACCGTGTAATGTCGATGGCGTTCGACGGCACGACATAAGTGTGGTCGTCGTCCCCGCCCGTCAGATCCCGAGCGCCGTCCTGAAGGATGAACAAGGTCTGCTTGTCGGCATCCTTGCGGAGCAGGTTGACCGCGCGGTTTGCCAACGGCGTCACGCGATCCGTATCGAAGGAGACCCCACCCTTGCCCACGTAGTCCCGACGGTCGTAGACCGCGACGAGACGAGAGATTCCGATATACGGGGGAAGCTGGATGCCGTCGATACCAACCCCGAAATCGGAGGACACGACGGAATCGATCCGATTCGTGATTTCCTCAGCAAGTGCCGTGGTCGTTCCGATAGCCGAAAGGAGGCGTCCCTGGTAGGCCGGGGTCGTGGGGCCTGTGACGGTCCCATACTGGCCGAACAGGAAGCCACTGGTCGAGCCCGTCTGCGCCAAGAAGCGCGTGACCAAGGTGCCACCCGTCGAGTTGTCCCCACCACCGATCACGTTGAATACCGGATTGGTGAGGTCGGTGCCGTCCGTGAACAGGTGATTGATACCCGCCAAGAAACGGCCCGTCCCGAAGGTCGGCCCTTGGTCTTGGTAGAACGGAATGTCCTGCCGGCCGAAGCGCGGCATAAATTCCTGTGGCACGACGTAGCCCATCGCCAGACCCGGCGTGAAGATGGCGGCGTCGTCCTTCGGGCCGTCCCAGCCGTTCGGGATCAAGGCCACCGCCGGGTAGCCGGTCGGACCCAACAGCGAGGGAGACGCGAACGTCGTGAACCCCTGCATGGTCATGCCAAGGTCTTGGTACGGACGCAGAAGGAGCGTCTTGGACCCGCGGTCGATGAACGCCTCGTTCTCGCGGTCGATCTCGGAGAACAGGACCACATTGCCGCCATAGTTGGGGGCGTAAGGCTCGTGTTGTCCAAGGGCCGCCAGCCGGTTCCACACCTGGATGTGGGTCGGCGTGAAATCCACCTCGGGAGGGGCACCCGGGGCGCCCGTCGCGTTCGGGAAATCTGTGTCAAGGTTCGCCGCGGATTGGCGAAGCAAGGACACGTTGGGCTGCTGAATCGCCACGCGTTCGATCTGATCGGGAACGCGAGCCGTCGCACCCCGGCCAGGGTGGTATTGGAGCGTCAGATTAGCGACACACTTCTCGTTGAAAGGAGCCGCGAGGGTCCGCCCCGCAATCGTGAAGGGATTGATGTTGGCTTCGTTCCACGGGTTCGCGGCCCCACCTTCCAACGCCTCGATATCGGTCAACGTGATCGTCATGGCCGATGGGCCACCGGCTTGTCCCAAGCCATCCTCCGCATTGGAGTACATGGAGCGGACCTGCAAGCTCACCGCGTCGGTCGAGGTGGTGTCGAAGGTGGTGACGCCTTGGCTCAGGAACCGCACACGGAGTCGGTTGGACCCACCCGCGGTGGCCTGAGTCATGCCGCCCGTGCCTGCACCGATCACTTGGAAGGCACCGTTGTTGGCCTCGGCTTCGATGTCCCCGTACAGGATCAAGTACAACTCGGAGGACGAACCCGTGCGGTCACGCCCACCTGCGGTGATCATGTCGTAGAGCGTCCGCTGTCCGCGAAGGAGCGGGAACGAGAGCGGAGGCTCTGGGGCAAGCTCAAACTCGCCATTGGAGTCGAGCGTGAACCAGTCATTGAGTGCGTCGAAGTCGAAGCCTGGAAGCTCGATCTCACCCTCGCCAGGAGGGATAGTGCCTGCGTCAGTGATGTTGTCGTGGAGCGTCGCCGAGGCGATGCCTGACAGGTTCAGCGAGGACTCGACTATGCCGCCGAGCACGATGAAGGGCTTCTCAAAATTGAGGAAGCTGAGCGGGTACATCGGACCCGGGTGCTCAGAAGGTGCCTCTCCAAAAGCTGCTGGGGTGAGCGCCTGGAGACCCGCACCGCCCGTTACCGTGCCGGTGTTGGCGTTGTCGCTGCTGACCCAGCGCAGGGTCACAGGGCGCTGGCGGCCCGTGTCGGGGTCGTCCTGTCGCGCAACGAAATGCTCCTTCGGCATAAGGAACCGAACCGCACGGGTGGACCCGTCACGGAAGGTCTTGCGCGCGCCCACGTTGCCCGAGTCTCCTCCGATGTACTGGAAGATCGTCGTGCCGTTCTTGAAGCCGGGCGTCGTGTTGTTGAGGTTGTTCATAAAGCCGCCGGGCTTGAAATCAGCCCCAGCGTCCCAGAACACCAGATCATCGAAGGTCTGGATGAACCCGTCATTCATCGTGCCGTCGTTATCGAGCAACGTCGTCACGTCCGACTGCATCGTGGCAGCATCGGAGAAGATGGTACGGATCCCATCGGGCCCGTCCATCGCTTCGGTGCCATTCGGCACCGCCGTTGCCCCATCTTGGAGCAGGTAGTCAACCTCATGGACCGTGACACCCTCAGTGTCGCCCGAGGGCACGCCGGTCTGCTTCCACGTCGAGCGCAGGCGGTTCTGCATGAGCGCGCTGACGTTGTGGAGGAGGAGACGTTCGTAGTCCCAGTCGCCGAAGTTCACACCGCGGCGCATGTCGAACACGTCGTCCAGGTGGATCTCGTCGGCAAACTTGCCGTCGGGTCGCGTATTGAAGAACGTGATCGAGGTGCCCGTGCCAGGGGTCACGGGAGCTTCTCGGCCCGAGTGGAAGGTGGGATCGGAACCCCATTGTCCACGACCGTTGGCCGGGACGCGGACACGAGCGGGGTTCACCGTCGTGTCGATGGAGTCGATGGCGATCACCTCATCGTCAATGACCATGAAGGTGTTGGTGAAGGAAATACCGTCGTCGTCAAAGCCGGACCCCACAAGGCCATCAACCTCGACCTCAGTGAGCACGGAGAATTGCTCGCCGGGCATATCGTCCACAAGAGCGGCGGTCGTCAGTAGCCGCGCACCGTCCCGGGGGTCCGTGAGGAGCGCCGACGAGGGCGTGCGGTTGAACGCGCCGTTCTGGTTCGGGTTGCCCGCTTGATTCACCGCGACGTAGGGCTGGTTGTTCCGGCGGAAGATGCCGCACATGGGGATGGCCCAAACGTAGCCATCGATCGTGCCGAAATCGTTAGCAGGGTCGCCGTCGCCTGCACGCCACAGGCTTGGGTCGCCAAGCTCCTCGCGCATGTTCTCCCACACCGCGTAGGCTTGGGCCGAAGGTCCCGTCAAGGGGCCCTGAGCGCGAACGTTCGGGTCGTCCAGACCGTCGGGGTATACATCGAGGGCCGGACTCACACCGGCTCCTGAGCCCTGTCCGACGACACGGATGCGGTACTGAAGCTGAACCCGCTCGGTCGTCTCAAAGCCGATGGCCGGGTCGGTCAGGTCGTCGTTAATGTTCGTTTGACCGAATTCGACGTTGCCGTAGGTGTAGATCTTGTCGGCGCTTGGCTTGTTTGCCGTGGAGTCGTTGGGGGCGACGTTGACCCTCCACACCTCAAGGAACACGAAATCGATCCGCGAATCGGAATCGGGGGGAGGATTGAGGGCGACGATGTTGTCCGTCGCACCTGACTCGGCGTTGTTGGTTCCGACAACCGGGACGAGCCAACCGTTGACGTTGGCCCATTCGATCGGTGCAAGCTCCTCGACACTCGTGTCCAAGCGCTTCTGCTGTCCGTAGCGAAACTGGTTCGCGTTGAGGGGGTCCGTAACGAAGGCGTCGAGCGGACGAGTGGGGTCAAGGAAGAACCCCGATGACATTTGGCTGCGAACCCACTGCGCCACAGTCTCGTTCTGGATCTGCTGAAGCAGGTTGTGCTCCGAGTCGAGCGGAGGCTTGCCGCGCTGGTAGACGACAAGCTGAAACTGCCGCATTGCTGCGGATAGGGTGCGCGATGTACCGTTGCCAAGATCAGCCATTTGGGTTCCTCAAAACATCACCGAGTAAGCAGCCACGTACTTTTTTCCGGTGGGGTTGTTGTTCTTGAACGCAATCCGAAGCAGGGTGCCCGGCTCGCAGAAGGCGATGGGCACAAGCCGTTGGACCTCCGTGTAGGTCGCGCCATCGTTGATCGACAGGAACACCTGTAGGTCCGCGGGTTCCTGATCTGTTTCGATCAGACGGCGAAGTGCAGGGGCGTTCGTCCCCGCCTGCGCGCCAAAATCAGATCGTATGTCCTCGGTCGTCTCAAACTCGTAGAGATACCAGTAGACAACGAATTCGTCGGCGCCAACCACGAGCCCACTGATCGGATCAACCGTCAGCGGGCCAATGTCGATAGTGTCCGTGACCAGGACACCCGGGCGGGTGGGGGTCACGCTCGTGTTGGCGGGGAGCACGGCCGTGGTGTTGGCGGCTTGTCCGCTCGTAAAGGGTCCTCCGGTCTGGCGGCCCACCTGCGCGCGAGTAACGTGTTCCTCCGTGGGAGGCATCCCTTCGACCAACACAGCGGTCAAATCGAGGTCGTCCACGTCCGCAGCCGTGATCAGGGGGTTGAACAGGATATTCTCGTACTGCGGGAATTGGGCCAGCAGGCCGGCGTAGGACTGCGCCACAACCGATCCCGGGTTGGAAGCAGGCACCACAAAAGAATCCGAATTCACGTAGACCGTCACGGCCTCTGGGATCGGAACCGAGTATTTGCCGTTAACGGGCTCCCCCTCACCAACAAGCGGGGTTTTCTCCACCTGTAGGATCTTGTTTGAGGGGTAATCGATCAGGACGCGCATCGCGGTTCACTCTACCTGCGCCTGTGGCACAGGTGTCCTACTTGGAGCCGTCCTATAGGCGGGAAAACGCTGCGCTAGCAGCCCGAATTAGGAGGAGAAGCCACCTTCTTGGACGGACCACTCTACAGCCGTGTTGAGGGTGTAGGTCGTCGTGCTGCTTGAATTTCGGAGAGTCAGCCGAATGTCGTTGCCGGTAGCGGCGACCGCGAAGAAGAGATCCGCGACAAACGTGGGGTTGGTCCCCGAGGAGTTGCCTTCGTGGCTCGTCAGCGCGGGGGTGGTCACAACTGAGACGGTCCCTCCCGCACGGTAGGCCGCAGTTTGGATCACGGCGCTGATGAAGTCGTCGTCCACGACGCTGTTCTGCGCCGTCACATGGAGCTTGACCTTGAGGTTCCGACCGTTGGTATCCAGCGTGCCGAGCGTCACCATGTCGAGAACCCCGCCACCGGAGGGCGAAGTGAACTGGACACCGTAGGTCTGACTCACCCTCTCAGAGCCCGCGAACCCGCTCGTCGTGCGAATCTTAACCAGACCACCATCCGTCGTGAGGTTAATATCGCCCGGGGTCCCTGTGGGAGACCCACCCGCCGTAATGTTGACGGGACCACCGAGGCCGGATCCGGTTGCGTCCTTGGCCGTGATCACTACGCCACCGCCGTTACCGGAGGTCGCCCCCGCGTTGCCCGCCAGAACGAAGGCGTAGCCCCCGTTGCCAGTGGCGCCGCCGTTACCCGCTTGAATCGAAGATTGGGCCCCGGCTCCTGCTCCGAAACCGATTCCAGCGATGAGGTCGGCGCTTCCCCCAGCAGTGGTGCCCGAAAGAGCGTTGCCTCCACGAGCAACAAAAGAGCCATTGCCTACAACCGAGTTGCTAACTGTGACCTGGGCTCCGTCCCGTGCCGCCGTCCCCTGGGCTTCCAAGTAAACACTGGGACCTGTTGAATCGCCTGTGATGGCGGTCTGAGTGCCGCCAAGGATCTGGAATCGTCGGGTCGCATTTCCACCGTGGAGCGACTGGCCTTTGCCCGTGATCCGAACCGTCCCTTCGGTGCCGCTTCCAGTGCTTCCGGGCGTCAGGAGGATGTTGCCGCCGTTTCCGCTTCCCGCCGCCGTACCCGCAATAAGCGCTACGTCCCCCGAAGTGCCCGCCGACGCAGCATTCGTGACCGACCCCGTGCCAAGGATCAGGTCCCCGGTGTCACCCGAGACAGCGTTGGCGTTGGCTCCGGTGTTGACCGTCAGGTTTCCGGTGTTCGTTGCCGCTCCGGTCGTGAAGGTCCGAAGCTCAAGGACACCACCCGCGAGGCTGTTCTCCAAAGTTCCTGTCGCCGAGCTTGCGAGGTCGAGACTGACCGTGTTTGCGAAGGGGGATTTCCCGATGACGACAAACGCTCCCGAATCGGATTGGAAAAACGTGCCATCAGCATTGACGACCAAGTTGTTCCCACCCAAAACGTTTAGGGAGAGGTCAGCGTCGGAAGAGGTGACGGAGGCGGTGGAACCCGTCACGCTCACAGTGCCATCGGTGCCTGTGCCCGCCGCGATCCCCCCCGCCAAGATCAAGTCGCCACCGTTCCCTGTGCCGGCCGCGCTTCCGCCTTGAAGGGTGAGCGGCCCTCCGAGCGAGGTAGACCCTGCGCCACCGCGGACGGTCAGCCCCGCGCCCGTTCCCCCATCGACGCCGCGCACGGCCTGGGCCGCGGACACCTCAATGTCGCTGGCTCCCGAGGTGTTCCCGACAAGGAGGACCGCGGACAGGCTTGAGGCGGTGGCCGGAGATTGGATCCAAGCGGTGCCGTTGTAGGCCCACATCGAATAGTCGCTCAGGAGAATACAGCAGTCGCCGTCGTTGACACCCGACCCAAAACCGACGTGCGTGTCCCGCTCAGTTGCGTCCGCAAAGGTCCATTTTGTACGCTTCGTTGCCATGCTTCTCCTGCCAGGAAGGCCCTACTCGGACCGACCTATAGGCAGGAAAACGCAGCGAATTAGCTAGCTGCATACCCAGGAACGGCGAAATACTCCACCACAGCCTCAACCCCTTGGGTGAAGGTCGCATCATCGATCGCCTGCAAGGAGATCGATGCCCCTGATCCAAAGAAACGGAACACGGTCGATTGCGTCGTTGCCAAGATCGTCTCAGCCTTTGCCCACGTTCCAAAGCTGTAGGTCCACACCTCTTTCAGTATGGCAACCTGCGTAGTCCCGGTTGGGGAAAAGCGTTTCCGCGAAATACGGGCCTCAACGATGATCTGGTTCCCGCCGCCGTTGGCCGAGGCTCCCCACGTGTAGATCGGAGCGCCGATGTTCGTCCACGTCAAGCCGTCGATGGGCGAGACTGTCCCCTTACGGGCAAACTTGCCGTACAAAGGTCCGCCATGAAAAGGAGACTCGGGGGTCGGAGCGAACGCGGGACCCGCCAATGGAGTCGTCTCCGAGGTATCCCAGAACAGACCATCGAGCAAGCTGATGTAAGCGTTATTCGCGTTGCTGTTTGGCCCGTTGTCGAGGGCCTCGTCCCAGCGGAGTCGTCCCGAACCACCACTGCCAGAGGTGATCTGTGCCGAGCCGTCGATGAAAGGCGTGATCGTAGAGCCGAACCGGAGCGTGTTGAACCGCGCCGTGCTTCCGTAGGTCGTATCGAAGCGGTAGTCGTCAATGAAGAAACTGTTGTCGAGAGAGGCGGTTGCTACCGTCCGAACCTCTCGGCGCAACACGACCGTCATCGTTGGGCCGAAGACGGCAGGGGGGCCCGAACCCGTCAGGGACGCGACCAGCTTGAGGGTGTCCTGCCCCGGCGCGAAAGACTCGACCTTGGAGTAAGACCACCGCCCGATGGAGGTGGACCCGATGCCCCCGTCCAGAATTTCAACGATGCCTGTCTGTGGGCCTCCCCATGTCGTCGTCAGAACAAGGCCCGTAGCCTCATCGATCCAAGGAGGGCCCCCGAGGAAAGCCGTGGAGATGAGATCGATGGTGGACGTGATCCTGTTGGAGAACACATCCACGTGTTCGTCGTTGCCATCAGGATTGTGGACAGCCGCTCTAATACCCGGAGCGTTGGACTGCGGCTCACGGCTGTAGGGCACGCAAGAGGCGTACAGGATCACCTCGCCACGTGGGTTGTTCGGCCCGAGGAGCACGCCGTTCGGCACGATCTGACTGTCTACCCCGGCCGGCGGAGGATGGCTGAGCGTGACGACACCGTTGGAGTAATCGACCTCGATGTACTGCTTCTCCGTAATCGATCCGTCGATGACTGCTTCCAGCGAGTCGATGGGCCGATCAAAATCGGGCACCGGGTTTCCCGCAAGGTTGCCCTTCGCCGGATACAGGACCATGCGGAAGCCGAGGTCAAGAAGATTGCCCGGGTTCTCGCACTGAACCCCAGGAGCAGGGCCCCCTGCAACAGAAGCAGTCGGGATGGCTGCCCGATCCGCGCGGCCGGGAGAGGCTCCCGAAGATTGTGGAGCCGCGGAACCAAGACGCTTCTTGGCAAACCGCTCAACCAAATGGGGATCGATCAGGTTCTTGAGCCGTGCGGACTCCACCTTGTCGTGATCAAAATCCCCACGGAAGATCTCAGACACAGGGTCGTGGATCGTAAACCCCACCATGATCGTGGGGTCGCCCGCAGCCACCATCGTGACCTGCCCGTGGAACACTTGCCCGGTCAACGGCGGAACGTCAGGGACGTGCCGGATCGTGTAGTCGCTCCCCGTCACGTCCAAGACCTCAAACCACCCCAGGATCTTGGTGGTGTCTCCTGTTGTGAAGGACGCCGCGTCAGCGCGGTCCACGTGGTAAATCCGAATGATCCGACCAACATCAGTCGGGTCGGGTGCGAGAACGGCTTGGATCAGAGACGTGCCCGCGTCCGCAGCCGAAGGGCCGGGAAATCCGAGCTTCTCGATGATGCCCCCGGTCTCGCGGATCGGGAGGGGGATAGGCAGAGTTGCCTTGCCCATCCATGTCGCCCCGGTGCCCACAGGGGCAGCGGGGTCGTGCGACGGAAAACCGCCCTGAAGCCATGTGCCGTCTCCGCCGGTCCCCCCATCGTAAGGGGGGTAGTAGTCAGAAGCCGCCGAATTCATCGGCGAAATGACCTGGAACACCCGCTCGCGTCCCGGCCCTGCGCCCGATTCAGGGATGGCGGCAAGACGTGCCGCGTACGGAGTAAACAGTGTGACGCCTCGGACGGAGCGAGCGGCCGGAAGGTCGAAGTAGTCCGAGAGAGGCTTGTTCGGATGAAGTTCGATCCGAGCTTCGTGCGGCGCGTAGGGGCCGCCGTGAAGGTTGAAGAGGGAGGCGACGCGGAAGATTTCAGTGCGTGCCGTGTCCGCGTGAGCAGCGAGGGGCGTCATCGAGGCCGAGGTCGCGGGGTCGAGGGAACCGTCCATCTCCCCGTAATCCGTCACCATGAGGTACAGCCCACCGTTGGGCTCGTCGGCGTCTCCGATCGACCACGGTGGGGTGTTCCAGATCTCCTCGATGGTCAGTGCTGTCGCTGTCGCACCGTCGGGGCGAGGCGCTTGGAGCAGAAGGTCGCCGCCGTTGGGCCCACCACCGGGCAGAATCTCCCAGGTCCAATCCATCGCATCCGATTTGAGCGTCGGGCCGTAGGGCTCAAACACGATCGGGTTGCCAACAAGGGCCGGTCCCTTGATCGAGAAGCGGTTGGTCCTCCAGTTGTAGGGGACGAAATCAATGTCGGGAACACCACGGCGACCAAACTTGGACGTGCGGGGACGCGTCTTGGTCGGGAACGAGGGGTCTTGGGATTGGAGACCCAACGACTCGGGGCGGATGCCGGCCCCCCAGCCGAAATCGTAGGACGCGGCCCAAGAGCCCGAAAGCCCCTGGATAATGTCGTTGCTGAGAACCTGCTCGCTGTAGGTCGATTGGCCGCGATCAAAGTGCTCCTGCCACGGGTCAAGACCCGTACCAGTGTCAGATCGCTTTGCCAGCGCCTTGCGTAGACGCTCCAAGGTCTCTTCATCGAAATCTTCAAAATCAGCCATCAGGAAACTCCTCGCAGTACCTCGATGCCGATCAGACCGCGTACATCATTGGTGGTCCCGTCGGTGCCGCCCTGCTGGAAATTCAGCGAGGCCCCTGCCGCCTTCATAACGACCTTCACCATGACGGGCACTTCGCCGAAGCTGCTCTGGAAGAAGGAGGCTGCCGGCCCAACATTGATCAGCACCTCGCTATACCAAACTCCCGTCACAGGGTCGCGGGCGTCCCGGGTCGTCGGGCCGATCACCTTGCAACCCGCGCCATCATTGAGCGCGTCTTGCTTGGAAGGGCCCGCACCATCGGTACGCCCCATGTCCATCCAAGAGGTGAGGCCGGGCACCTTGCAGAAGATCGCAATCTCGTCGGAACCTCCGGGGGGAGTCCCTGCGGGATTCGGTTTCCATGCGAAATCGACAAGACGGAGGCCGCGGATGCGGAAGCGCACCAGCTTTGTTCCGGCGATTGCTTCGGGCGACGCGTCGCGGGTGTACCCCGCGTCGAAGATACGGATGTACCGGCGCGAGGGCTCGGAAGCCACGGTGTAGTCGAATTGTGGGGTCGTAATGTCCACCCCGAGACGCGGACGGAACCCGGCGGTGTAGTCGGTTTGCGGGTAGAGCAGGATGCCTGTTGAGGGAACGGGACCCACCACGCCGTCCGTGATCGGAGGGTTACGATCCGGCAACCCCGCTACCTGAGCGTCTGGTGTGACGAGCGGATCTGACCCCACATCGAGAAGGTGAATGTGGGCCTGAACCCACGATGCGGTTTGCGTCGGAGCGTCCGACCCAATCCGAACGGGGAGGTCAATCGGCGCGGATGCGAAAGGCAGCCCTGGGCCCGAAATGTTGCCCCGTGTGCCGTCCCAGGTGGGGTCGTGGACGGAGAACAGGTTGCTCGGCCAGTATCGGTACACCTCGTCCAAGAACCGCTCCTGAACGTCCTTGAGGGCCGTCTCCAGGCTTGGTCGGACGGGCGTAAACAGGGCGCCAGTCAGGAAGTTGCCGTAGGCTCCCGTGCCACCAGTGGGGTTGTGGTCGGTCGTGTGGAATAGGATGCCGTCGCCTGCCGGGCGGTCGAACAGAGTCTCCAAAGCCGTCTCCGCAGGGACCTCGTGGCCGAGCGGCTTGCGAACGAAGGATCGGATCCGAGCGTCGGTGGTGAAGTGGGGCACCGACACATCGCCGAGGAACGTCATGGGGTCGCCCGGGAACAGGGCGAGGGTCATGTTGTCCGCAATCGTGGGGCCGTTGGTCAGGTCGAAGGGACCGTGGCCGCTAGCAACGTCGAGAGTGTCGTAGCGGAATTCAAGCCGCTGGGCGAACTCGTCTCCGTCGAAGGAGGTCGTCGCCGAGGGCTCCACAATGTTCCCAGTCTCCGCGGCGAACATGCCGAGGTAAACGAACAACGGATACTGCCCCGCCATCCCCGTCGTGATCTCGGCGGGCGAGGCGGCCAAGCGACCAAGGTTGTAGTTGTAGGTCCAGACGCCGGGATCAATGATCAAACTCATCGAGTCGATCGTCCACTCGGAGCCGGCGGTGCCGGGCACGAAATACTGGACGCCCGAGATGATCATTACCTCGTCCGACGTTGCAGTGAACGTGTACTCCTTCGCGGTGGAGGTGATCAGGTTCGCAGTGGGGTCCTCCATCGTCGCCGCACGGATGACGTGGTAGCCCTCGGCCGTATCGAAAGGTGTGCCAGGGTCCGCGATGTTGTCGGTGCTCTCAGGGCTCGATGCGAACAAGAGAACCGGCTTACTCCACGTCTCGTATCCAAAAGTCGGATCGTCAGGTGCAATACCGTCACGAACGAACGCTTCAAAATCCGCTTCGCGCTTGAAGTGAAACAGGATCCACGCTCCTTGGTCGATAGGGTCAGGCGGGAGCGGAGCGTTCTGCGGAAACAGGAATTGGTGACGGTAACGGGCGATCTGGAAATGCCAGTAGTCGTCAGGGAGATTCGGGTAGTCACCCGCCTGAGTCAGATCGGTCAGGTAGTCGAGGGCAACGAGAGGCTTGGAGAAGTAACGAGGCTTCTCGGCATCCGGCGTGAACGTCGGACCCGACCCTGCCGTGTAGTCCTCCAAGTAGGGGAGACGGTAGCGGAAAAAGTTGTTGTCGTTGCCCGCAGGGGCGTAGGGGTCGCCGTCCTGGCCCAACGCGTTGGTCGTACCACCGAGGATCGGGATCCCGCCTGTCACTACGGGCACGCCTGCGCCGGGGTCTTGCCCGAGTCGAACCTGACCCGCGCTCGGAACCCCCACATCGAAGGGCGGCGGAAGGACAGGGCCCGTGCCTCCGACAAGACCCGTGTGAAGCTCGACCAGATCGTACTGGCCGCTGGCTCGTCCCGGGTACGCGAGAATGTCAGGGTCGCCTTCGCTGAAGATGCCACCCGGAGCGCCATCGCAGTTGTCCAAAAGGCCCTGGCCTAGACGAAGGGCGGCGGGGCAGCGGTCGGTCAGGTCTTGGGCGAGGAAATCGCCAATGTCACCGTCTGCCGGCCAGTGGATCAAGGCCAGCACTCCTCGATCGGATGGGTACACCATGCCCGAAAGCACGATGGGCCGGAACGCTCCACCAGCCGTGGGCATGAGTCGTGCCGTCTCGATCACCGGGCCGTCCGACCCGATTCCGCCGGCCACCCCTCGGGTGAAGCCACCTGCGTGGGCGAGTCCGAGACCACCACCCTTGTACGTGGGGTCGCCTGTCCCTGCGGGGTTCAGATTGAACGTCGCATCGTGGTGCGGGTCGTTGCCCGGCAGATCGAAAGGAGGCGCGTCGTCGGCGAATGCCGGAGCAAAGTGATAGTAGGGGTACACGTCCGCATCGGCGTTCGGTGTAGCGGGAACGGGCGGGATGACGTTGCCCCGATTGATGTGGCCGGCGTCGTTCAGCTTGAGGTGGCCCCAGTCAGGGATGCCGCTGAGCAACGAGCCGGTCAGCATTGTGCCGAGGTTGGTCAGGTACGTGCCGACGTAGGGGGGCCGGGGCGGGATGAGGCCCGAAAGCTCATCCAAATCCGACTGCACGTCGTCTCCGTCGTAGAAGCCCTGAGTCGTGGTCGTGCCGATCGCGGAAGCTGGGTGAGCGTCCTGCGGGTCGTCAACGTGAGCCTTGATCCCATGCTTGCCCCCGATGCCCGACGCGAGGTCAGGCGTGAACGAATTAGCGTCAACGCTGCCCTGGTTCGCCTTACCAGTACCGACCTTAATGTCCTTGGGATCTCCGCTGCGAGGCATCGTTATTCTCCGTTCCCTGCCGTCAGCAGAAGGCTCCGTGTGCGGTACACCCCGGCACAGGTTCGGTTGCCGGAGTCGGTGTCCACGAAGCGCACCGTGTTGTTCTCGTCCAACGCAGCCCAGCGAGAGATCACGACAAGCAAAAGCTCGTCCTTGCGATACAGCACGGAGTCAGCCCGCGCCTTCGCCAAAAAGGGCATGAAAACCTTATGGCGGACGACCCCGCTGAGAGGCTGGGAGAACACCGTGGGACGGTATGCGTCCTTGTTGATCACGGGATATGCCGCTCGGAACTCGGCATCCTTGAAAGGCACCTCGTCAATGTTCACGCCACCCATCTGGTACTCCTGCGTCCCATCCGCCTGAACGAAAGGATGCAGCGCGAGCAGGCCAGTCTGTGCGTCGAAATCATCGATCGAAATGTTCGCCGTCGCAGCGAAATACCACTCGCCGGGGAATTCATCGCCGGGGGCGGGAGGCACCGGAGAGGTGGACCCATCGTTGATCGGGATCTGGTCCAGCGGGGCGAAATACGGGAACGGAAGCTCCACGCTGCCCATGCCGACGGTGCCTGTCCACAACTCGCCAGCCATGACGAGAGGCTCGATCAGAAGCTCCTCTGGAAGCGGCCCGGTAGCACCCGTGTACGGGAAGTCGCTGACGCCACCCGTAGTCATGGTTCCTTCCTTCACACCTGCGGTCTGCGGGGCGTTGGAGCGGTAGTAGACACCGACCTGATAGCCCGCTCCCGCAGGACCGTAGTTCGGCACCGCATCTTGGGCGAAGAAGGTGACAGCCACTTGGGTCTGGCCTGCACCCGACAAGGGAACGGCAGAGCCTCCTCCGCTGTTGAGCAGCGTGACGAGACGTGACGAGGAGCCGTAATCGGTCAGGTTCGTGTTGATGGTACGACCACCCGCGTCCTGTTGATCAGTGACTCCGATGGTCGAGACCGTCGAGCCGAAGGCGCGTCGTCCGAGCACAAGCTCCAGGTCGTTGCGCGAGACAAGTGTCTCTGTCGTGATAGCTCCCACTGGCGCACCCGCGTTGGCGACACCACCAGTGGCGTCACGGGCGATGTACTCAAGGTGCACCTCACGGAAGCCAGAGCGGAAATTCGGCGCCAGGGGATTCTCCATGTCCGGCGGACGCTGAGCCAACGTAATGTCGTTCTCGATCAGCGGGCCGTAGGGGTAAGGATCTGCGTCCTGCACCACCTCAAGGTCGGGAGTATCGGTCGTACCTACGCCAAGCGGGTACGTGACCTCGACCTCCAAGAAGATGCGGCGAGAGGAGCCCACGTCGCCCGAGATCAACGTGCCCACCATGTCGTGATAGACCCCGGCCGTATCAAGGCCGGCGTTCACTTGGGTCGCGTTTGCGTCGAGCGTGATACTGACGTGCTCTGTGCCGAGACCAGCGATCAGGGTCGGCTTGACGGTCTGGTCCTCCACCGAGTCGTAGTTGCCGTCGTCGTGAAAGACCGATAGCACGTCCGTGATCTGAGTTCCGGCCGGCATGAAATCGAACACGTTGCCCGTCGCCAAGGAAGCGAAGGCCACGTCGAAATCTCCAAGCGTAGTGGCGTTGAGTGCGGCGAGGTCAAGCTCAAGCACGTCACCCTCAGCCCAACCTGCGAAAGCGGCTGCGAAGCCGGCACGGGTCACGTAGCGGCCAGGGTTGGTAGCGAAATCGTCGCCGGGGACGAAGGAGATCACGAACCGCTCGACTACCGACTGGTCGCCGAAGCGACGCGCAACGTGGTCGAAGTTTCGGATCGTGTCACCGCGGGTCGTGTCACCCGACAACGGCGCAACGCCGTTGAGGCCGGGTGGGTTCGTCTCGGTACGACCCACTTGGTTGCAGACCAAGAAACGCGTGGACACGTCGCCAGAGCCCGCTCCAAGCTCGTTCTTGTCAGCAGCGTCGATAGCCCAGGTACGGAAATTCCCATCGAGCAGGGATTTCATCTGGTGCTGCAACTCAGCCGCGAGGTCCGCTCCCTGGAAACTGGTGTGTCGGCGAAGGTCGAGAAGGTCGTTGTCCCGAATCGCGTCGTGGAAGGCTTTGTCGGGTCGATCCGATTCAGCGGTGTCCACGACGGAGTAGAGCGCCGGGTTCACAAAGGGGGCATGGTCGTGTGCGAGGGCCCCGTTCGTGTTCGCCAGAGGGGCGAAGCCTGCCCCACCTTCGGCATCGTTGCGACGGAATGCAAAGCAGATCGGAAGCGCGTAGACATAGCCATCGACCGTGCCCAGGTCCGTGGCGGAGGCCAGGGTGCCGTCGCCAGCAATCCACAGGCCCGTATCCTCGACGCCGTAGCCAATGCCGGTGCCCGCCACTTGGTCGCGGGCATCGCTGTTGTCCCGCGTCGATTTCAGATCGGCCGGGACGAAGGGGTACAACGCAACAGGGGCGGGCTGCGGGCCTTGGGCCAACACAGCGGGGTTTGAGAACCCGTCGGCATCGATCTTGAAGTTGATCCCCTCCGCAACGCCTGAGTGCCGGATGCAATACTGCACCTGCACCCGCTTGGAGGTTTCGGCGCTCAACGCGGGGTCAGCAATGTCGTCAGGCAGAGCGACCGTGGTAGATGATTGAATGTTGCCGTGGCGGTAGATCAGATCTTCGCTGGGCTTGCCCGGCTCGTCCACGCCTCCGGCGAGGAATCCGGTGCCCGGGGAAATCGGCAGACCCACGCCCGTAGAGGAGATCGTGATCGCGTTGCCGGCTGTGCCGGAGGTCGCCGCGATGACCCGAAGACTGTTGCCTGTCACCTGGACAGTGACGGCCGGAACCGACGCGATGATCTGAGCCGCCAAAGAGGCAGCCGTGATCGTTGCGCTCGCCGGGTCGATGGTGAATTCGGTCGGCAGCGGAGGAGGGCCGGGGGCGATCCCCGTCAATACAAACCCCGCCACGGTCACGGTGTCGCCCACGATCGCAGTGACCGGAGAGACGACGGTGAGTGTCGCCTCTGCGTTCGCGCTGTCAGAGATGAGCTTGAGCCAGACCTCCAGCCACACGAAATCCGTGCGCTTGAACGTTGGAGGGGTGCCGTCGAAGCGAGACGCCGGGTCGAGAATGATCAGGTTGTCACCCTCGGCGTCGGTGTTCGTGTACTCCACATCGACCAGATGCCCCGCCACAATCGCCTGGAGCTTCCGCAGGTGGAAGCTGTCAGCAGTGAACGCGGGGTTGAGGGTCGGGCCTGCAAGCCACGGGGGGTCGAACGAGAAATCAGCGTAAGCATCCGCGCGCGACTGGCCGCGCAGCCATCCGCTCGGGATGCGCCGTTGGGCCAGCACGGACTGAAGGTGTGTGCGAAGCTCTTGGTCGAGGTTTAGCTCGGAGTCCAAGACCGGCCGGGCCGCCTGATGGACGACTTGCGAGAACCCCGTCTCCCCTGGCTTGAGATAGCGGGAGACAGCGGAACCGGGAAAGTATTTGTCGTGGCGGGCCACTAGCTAGTTACCCTCCAAACGTCAATCGCCAAGTTATCGTCAGGATCGCGGTGGCGGGCTTGACGATCACTCCGAAAGTGAGGTGGTTGACCTGCATGTCGAAAGGAACAACGTCTACGGTCGGGTCGTAGGCTGCGCCGCCTTGTCCTGCAAAGTTGGTGTTGTCGTTCGTGATCGCCTCGTTCGCCGAAACGGTGGACAGAAGGCCCATCTCATTCAGCGCGCCGACCGCTTCGGACTCTCCAAAGGTCGCGGTGAAATCGACCACGTTGGTCGGGATGCCAACAGCGGCGCCATTGGAGTCACGGAAGGTGGTCGAGGAGAAGGTCTTGCGGGCGATCTCGTTGTTGAGCCGCCGCTGCTCCTTGCTCGGGGCGTCGGGGTTGAGGAGCGAGCCGAGGGCGCCCGTTCCGATCCCAAGCATATTGATCCCGAAATTCGGTTCCAACGGGTCCTTGCACAGCCGAGCCACCAGGAGGCCGGCGTCAAA